TAACGGTGTAGTGAATGACGTAATAACAGGAGCAGACGCAGTTGATACATTCGACTTAGGTACAACTGTAAACGTTCCAACTATGGCGATTGGCGATAAGATACAAGTTCAGATGACATTTAAGAATAATGTTGCCCCTGCTTCTGGTGGTTATGGTATTTACTTCTTTTGGTACAATGAAGATTATACACCATATTCTGCAAGTACCCCAACTTACGGAAATAGTATTATTCAGATACCATATACAAAAGACTATTCAATAGTTAACATTGAGGTAACTAAACTTAGTGCTACTGATGTTTATATCGTATTCGACCAAAAATTAAATAGTGTTATACCAACTCCAGGTGATACATATGAAAACGGTGTAGCGTGGCAATACCAAGATACTTTGGATATAGATGCAGCGACATATTTTGAAGTTCAAGCATTTGCAACTACTGGCGGTCAATTAGAGTTAGAATATTTATACATAAAACACACAAAATAATGGCAAAAGAAATTACAATTAAGGTAGAAGATTTAACACTACAAACAGAGGTAGTAGGAGTATTCATTCATACAGAAGGAACTTACCCAGCAGAAATCGAAGAATTCCTAGTTGAACACGTAGGTGGCAGACCAAACGACAGGAAATAATGGGTACTAGGGCGGCAATATGGTTTGTAAGTGCGTTTTTAAGCGTGCTTGCAGCCTATACTTTTAAAGATTTTCTATGGGAAAGCGGATGGTATCACTTAGTGGCGTTTGCTTTTGTAGGCTACACTAGAACTATCTACTTATGTACTAAAGGCGAATGGTCTATAATAGCTTTTATAGTACATCTAACAGCAATTAATAGCTTTGTAGATGAATTGTTTTTTGACCCTACGGTGATTGAAGCAAACGAGTATATAGCGTTTATTTTATTTATCATCATAGCAGTCAAAAACAGAAAAAAATGGATTCAATTGTAAAAGTATTTAGAGATTTAGAGCATTTCGGTATTCATGTAGCGTTAATTGTCGCTGGTGTGTTTGGTTCTATTGTTTCAATCAGTCACAAGACAAACCTTACTAAGTGGCAAAGGTTTTTGGCTATGATGTCAGGAGGTATTATAGCAAACTATATCACGCCAGTAGTATTTGAGTATATAAACATAAACGAAAACACGAAATACGGTTTCGCTTGTATGTTAGGTTTCTCAGGTTACGAGGGTATGAAGTGGCTAATAGATACTTTAAAAAAGAAATATTCAAAAAAAGATTAGATGAAATTAACTAAAAACTTTTCACTTCACGAATTTGACTGTAACGATGGTTCAAAGATGCCGTCTGACGTTTTATTAAACGTGGTAGAACTTGCAGGACAGTTGCAGATATTACGCGACTTCATAGGAAAGCCTATTAAGATTAACTCAGCGTATAGAAGCCCATCATATAACAAAATGGTAGGAGGTGCAAAGAACAGCCAACACAAGCTAGGAAAAGCAGCAGATATCAGAGTTGACGGTATATCTCCAAGAGAACTACACGGAATAATAGAAGAACTAATCAAAGACGGTAGAATGAAGCAAGGCGGTTTAGGGCGTTATAACTCTTTCACGCATTATGACATAGGGTATAACGGACGTAAGAGAAGATGGGATGGCTAATGTGTACAAACAATTACTTTTCACATATAAAACACATACAATGAAACCATACATTCTCATTTTTATCATAATCTTATCTAGTTGTTCTAGTTCTTATCACTTAAAAAAAGCGATTAAAAAAGACGATACGATATTACAAGAACGCACCATAACAGACACGCTTAGAATTGAAACGATTGATTCTATACCGTACATTGTTAATGATACTATCCGCTATACGTATTTTAAACGCTTCACAGACACTTTAATACAAACTAAGTATAAATACATACAAGCACCTAAAACACGTCAGGAAACACGCTTAGAATATAAAAGAGATGTTAAGTATAACAATCAGGCAGCGAGAACTGAAAGAAAGAGAGTAGTTAGCCAGCGAAGGGTTAATGTTGTTACTCAAAAAATGAACAAGAAAATCCAGAACGTTAAGGAAAGAACGAAAAGGAATGTCAGGTTATGGATTAGCTTGATATTGGTTGCTCTAGTTGTTGGGTTTATTTTAGGTGTTATTGTTAAATTCAATAAAAATAAAGTCCAAATATTATAAAAATTTGATTATATTAGCGTTCCAGAAATGGATTCATAGTTTTTTAGTTTTAACCGTTGCATTTATTTGTAACGGTTTTTTTTGTTTATGTTAGTTTTATTCTTAAATTAGCAGAAATTAATATATAAATTATGAAAAGTGAATCAATATTTTTTGTTTTATTAAAAAGCAAACACACATCAACAAGCAGGATTCAATACAACTCGAAGCCACAAAAAAAGATAGACTTTATTAAATGGATTAATGAAGAAATAAAAATAGTTTCGGATGAAGTCGGCGAGGAAGTAGTAGTTGAAAACTTAAAATTTATATAAGTTATGAAATACGAACAAAGAAAAAAAGAAGACAGAGAGTTAATTAAGCGGTTTGCTGACTATATCTCTACTAACGACTGCGATAGAGTTGTAACGGCATGTAGAGCAGAACGCTTCATCAAATCCGAAAACCTAGAAGCAAAGCCGAAACTAGAATTAAATCGTTGGATTGTTCGAGATGGATGGGAGGAATGGATGATATACTTAGAAAATAACGGTAAGTATTACGGGGTAGATAAGGCAGGAAATTACATGACAGGTTCAATTGATGGTGATATTATTCTAATGTCATACAATGACTGTGAAGTCTACCGCTACGCCACAGACGAAGAAATACTTGAACGGCTTTCTAAAATAGCTATTCAGAAAGGGTACAAGGAAAAGCAAAGCGAGTGCTTATTTGCTAGTGATAATGAAGAAATAGATTTTACTAAATGTAGATTCGATATGCAAGGGAATAACGAATTGTGGGTTACAAATACCGAGTCGTCTGGTGGTTGGAAACGTTCAAACTGCATATTTAAAAACGGCAAATGGGCTAAATTCATTGAAACGGACAGCGAGAAAATCGAACGACTTGAAAAGCGAGTTGAATTATTAGAAAACAAAAACAAATAAACTATGAGAGATTACAGACCAAGATTAAGAGGGAAAGTCAAAAAGGCTTACGACAATCTAATAAAAGTAGAAAACAGAGTTTTAGTAATCGGTGATTTGCATGAGCCGTTTTGCTTAGATGGTTACTTAGAGTTCTGCAAGGAACAGTACGAGATTAACAACTGTAACCGTGTTGTATTTATCGGAGATATTATAGATAATCATTATTCGAGTTACCACGAAACAGATAGCGATGGATTAGGGGGTAAAACAGAATTAGACTTTGCTATTGAAAAGTTACAGAAATGGTACAAGGCTTTTCCAGATGCAGATATTACTTTAGGGAATCATGATAGAATCATAATCCGTAAAGCACAAACATCTAACATTCCTAGTAAGTGGATTAAAGAGTTTGGAGAGGTTTTAGAAACTCCTAAATGGAGATTTGTTACAGATGTGTATATTGACGGGGTTAGATACGTTCACGGAGACAAAAGCAGCCAAGCTAAAACAGCAGCTAAGCGAGACATGGTATCTACTGTTTCTGGTCACTTCCATACGTTAATGTACACTGAGTGGTTCTTTGGTAAATATAGCGCAGTGTTTGGTATGCAGGTAGGTTGTGGTATAGATTCAAAGTCTTATGCTATGGGATATATGCAAGGCGGTAAGAAAGAAGCAATAGGAATCGGTATAGTAATAGGTGGTAACGTAGCTTTTAACGTTCCAATGGATTTATAAATAACAAATAAATATAAATATGAATTACAAAGAAGAAAAAAAAGAAACGATAGCAAAGGCTGTTATTTCAGCTGCTGAAGGCGTGTGTTTAACTGATTCAGATTCATTGGCAGATTTAAAAAACGTACGTAGAGACGATAATCCAAGTGAATATGCATTACTTATGGAAGACTTGCTGGAACTAAAGAGAGAGCAATCACTATTAGACAGATTGATTAACAAGTTAGACCAATTACTGCGAAAAATGCACTAGTTCAATATCTAATTAATAAAACCGTGCTATTAATTTAGTGCGGTTTTTTTATGCCTTGAAACGCCTATAAACGCTACAAACTTGAAAATAAATTAAAAATAATTGACTTTT